AAGAAAAGAAAGGAAAAACTTATGGTCAAACACTACATAAAACCCTACCTTGTCACTAAGGACTTCCGGCGTGAGAGCTTGCGTACTCTCCTAACGGGCCCTTAAAGCGGTGCCTACTAATGAAATAAAGAAAACCCGATATAAACCGTCGGAAAGCGCTTGTTTTGTTTGTGTGAAGATTGCGTATCTTCGGATAACGGACCCTTAATGCGGTGTCTACATTATTATGCACGAGTAATGCAAGTTAGCGTCTTGCCACTGTTGTCCCATCGATACACCTCAGTTTTGTTGTCTGCAAAGAAAGAAATGAGCACGTAAGGCTCAGAAAACACAACATCTTCTGGTTTCACACTGACGAAAACATGCTTGGAACCATCCGTGACACCCTTGGCGACCTCGAAACCGCTTTTAGCCCCGCGCAGTTTGAACCAATCTTGTATAGTGGCAGGTCCAGGTGCTCCAATCGCTCGTTTCTCACCTATTTCCGGCACACGAAAGACGTTTGGGTTGCCGGGCAGTGGCTGTGGAACACCACCCCCTCCCGATCCCTAAGCCCAAGTGCCACCCACATGTGCCTCGAAAGTCGGTCTCGTTATGCTATTGCCACTGTTGTTAGCAAATTTGTTGAGTTGGCCACGCAACACCTCGAAACGTTTGGTGTTGTCCTGCTTGCCCTGATCGAAGGCCAACATCACTTCTTTGTCTTTGCTCTTTCCGCCAGTGCCAGCATCAGTGTCCTTAGCATTGCTCGTTTCTCGCCAAGCTAACACCGCTAATATCTCATTCATGAGATCAGAGAAAAGATCGTTTGCATCAGTTAGAAACCTGTGATGCTCAGGGAAACGAACGTTGGTAGAACCAGGGCACGCACTCATGATTGTGTCCATGAATTGCAAAGTTGCTGTTTGCCCATCCCTCCTTGACTGTACGACCGAGTAATCCACCCTCAAAAGAACGTAATACAATTGTTTGCACTCCCTCGTAGACACCCACTTCGCGTCCTCATATCGCTCCCACGTATTCCTGTTAGTGATAGTGTTGTAAGGCATGTTACAAACTGCAGCTGTATTGTTTGTATGGTAAGTTATGTTTAATTACCACATTAGGTGCTAGTGCAGGAAACTTCCTATTTAGATATTTCTCTCTAAATTCCGGTTTCAGGTGATACATTGCCTCGAATATGGTGCCCAACGTGTGATCGCTTAATGAATGTCCGTTTGTTATGTTCTGACAAACTTCAGGGTTGTAGCTCTTGATGTAAGCGGCCAAGCTTTTGTTGCTGCAGAGCTCACGCTCAGCTTCCTCCGACACTTTTCCCAACCTCTTGCGCACGTCCAAACACAATTCAGCATCTCCAATCCACGCGTCGTAATTCGGCTCAACCCTCTTGGATTTTAGTTGAGCTTTATGAGAAGAAGTTCCATTGTTAACGAAAGTAAAATTTCCACAATCATGACCTAATGAGCGTAAACACTGGCAAACATCGCAAAAGAAAACACTAGCCAACTTGCTTTCCTTCAACTTCATCCTAACCATCTCGCCCGCATACCTACGCTTCATACAAACCACCGCATCACCACAAAGACACTCATAATCCTCCACTGCAACCCCCACACCAACCGAGACACTAGTAGCTGGGCGTGCGTGGCATGAGTCCGTACACATGCCTCTTGTTGATGACGGCTCCGACGAAACCTCTCTCAACGAAGCAAGGATGTGCAGCCCTAACAGCGTTAATGCCATGCCGAGAAAAAAGGAGACAAAGTTGCTCAGCTGACACATGGTTTCGGAACTCTTTCAACTGCCAATTCTTGAGATCTGGTCTAAAGCGTTTGGCGACTAGGTAAGCACAATCTTGTTCTGGTGAGTAAATGTCGTCTTCGCAGCGGTCAGAATATTTATAGGTGCTGCAGAAGAACTTGAATGAGCGTAGTGACATTATCAAATCTACAATGTAAGATGCCTCCTCACCATCAATCTCGTCATAAAAGAGTGGTATGACGACTTTGAGATACTCAGCTTGTTCATGAGTGTAGTGTACCTTGCGATCAGTGAAAGAGACGTACAATTCCTGGAGACTGGTCTTCGGATCGTGTGTTTTTGCGAAGTGCTTAAAGAATGCGCGCACAGGGTCGGCCAGGAGATTGCCCTTATGCAGAAAACGACCAGCGTGGTAACAAGGCTTGTTGACATCAATCTTCATTGTGACTTTCAATCGGCCGTAGATCGCGCCCCGATTGATTGAGTTGACCCAGCCCTCGTTAGAACAAATGAAATCATCCCCTTTCTGTATACCGGCACAGTTTCGTATCCCATCGTAACGAACGGCGATCGAACACTTCATCATGTGGCAATTAGCAATGAGCGTTAGAAAGTCACCAGAACCCAGATTCCACTTTATCACTGCCTTGTAAAGATTTTCGGCCAATGATTTCACGTACGCCATAGAACGCAACATCACGTACAAATCACATTCCGATCGTGGTACTCCGCAATACTCCATGAACATCGCGCAACACAGCACATGAGCAGGTCTGTGCGTGCTGTCTTGTCGGGTGAGATCAATTTGCAAGTTGCCAAATTTCTCTATCCTTGCCGCCATGCCTGTCTCGATCAATCTTTTGCTTAGATCGTCGTCAGAGAATCCAGAGTCAGTGATGAAATCTTCCCGATCGGTCATTGCGGTCCCGAAATACATGAGCCTTGCGTAAGGAGCGAAATAGTTGGACATGCTCGCTTCGTTAGCGATCACAGTCTGACCATGTGTCTCTCCGCCATTGAGACCCGGCTTGACTTTCACTTGCGTTTTGAGGAACGCCTTCCTAGAGATAGTGTGAGCTGCGAAGCCAAAAGGATCATTCCAGGTGTTAATGAAAGTGCTAGTCCTGGATGAAAGATAGTCGTAATTGAAATGTGCAATTGCGTGAGTCTTGTATTCGTCCTTCATGAAACTCTCAGCATAGAGATCAAACATGACCTTAGCGTCGCTAACGTCCTGAGATGTGATTGTCACCCCCTTGCTCTCGTTGAGTTGCCTAAGAACCATGTTACGTAGATCATGGTAACGATCCCTGGCCATCTGGACATCACCCAATGCACTAACGCCAAGGATGTGGCTTTTCATTTTTGGTTCATCACCGAACCCCAACTCCCCCAGAGAAATTAAACCGTGAGCTGCGTCCGTGATTAGGTCCAAGCTCTCTTTAAAAGAACGACGAGAGGTGTGTTGGACGCGCTTGTTGATAACCTCGTTGATGAACTTTGAGGACAGGATGTTGCCGATGATGCCATTACTCGCCAATTGTGTAGCGTCAGGGTTTGGATTGACAGTGACGAGCCTGTCACCGTAGCCCGTGGAGAAGTCAAGCGGTAATGCAGCAGAATTGATGATACCAGGGTTTGAGATGTGGAAAGGTATCAGTAGCTCGTCCATATCATCCGGTCGCCTAGGTCTGATCGCCAAAAGCTTGGACTGGCTCTTCCCATCTATAACAATTATTGGACGTAGCGCAAGGGTAGGGAAAGCATCTGAGAACCCCGCGGCAGCCATATCCAAAACAAGTTCTTTAGTGTGCCGGGTGAACAGCACAGACTGCGTTGCCACCATGCTAGAGAACCAAATCATCTGTTTTTGCTTGATGCCGGGCGTGAAATAGTGTTTCTTAGCCCTGGAACCCTGACTCTGCGCGACGGATATCATCGTGTTACCATTCGGGTCCTTCACTTCGGCGGCCGACAATCTTGCTCTAGTGTACAGATCAAAGAAAAGGAAGTCCGTGGGGTCCGGCTTCACGCGATCCACTAACAAGATCGAACGCTTGACTTTCGACAAAGTGACGTAGACAGGATCATTTTGCAGACCGTTTACATGCAGGAAACAACAGAGAGCGTCGAGAGGCATGGCAAGAGAATTGGTCATCCGAATGGTTGGTGCAATGAGAGGAGCGACACCAAACTCAGAATCGTCATTTTTCCGGGATTTGTGTTGAAAAGTATCCCCGATCAAGATGACATTGCTGACCCCATAGTGCCTAGCCAATAACATCCAAGCCTCTAAGTGTCCTTTGCTGAGAAGATTAGCCTCATCGATTATCATGACGCCGTACTTAGCATCGGGCGGCGGCATATGCTGAGTGACCACAGTGACTTCGTGTTTGTTGACTTCCTGTTCCCAATCCGTCTTCAACTTGCGTGATGGTGTGACAACGATTGTATCGCGACCGAGAATGACACGTCTAGCCAGAGTTGACTTAGCGGAGGCTGCAATTCCGTTGAGAATGAGAGTCGGTTTGCGGTAGGCTGGTCGTGGCATCTTTGACATTGCGCTCTTGACGAAACCATAGAATTGGTTGATGACTTGCGCTAGGCCGCTGTCGGTCTTCACTGCGTCATCATCATCTTCCAAGTCCTCATCTTTCACAATCTTCTCCCTGGGGGTTGCGCGACTTATCTCTTGCATAGCCATCTCTTCAACATCGAAGGTTATTGGAATATTAGCCTTGCTGCGACTACGGAGGAGTATGCTGTTGACGAGTTTGACCGCACCATTGTCTGGACAAGGAATGATAGGATTGCCGGTTGCGATAGCTTCGTGCACCCGTTCCAAAGACGTGAACTGCTCAGAGAATTGCAATTGACTAGGTGTTGGGAACTGCGGGTTCGCGAAAGATATCTCACCACCGAAATCGACTTTAGCATCCAGTAGTTGACGTTCTGGTTGGATGATGTGGTCAGCAATTTCAAGGAGACGCGCAAACTGGTGCAATTTTGGCAGGGGCACTTCGCTTTGATTGCTTGACGCACTGAGGAATGTCATTTCGCTAGCTTCTTCTGAACTGGAGGTGGTGTCGATGACATCAAGACACGGTTGATTTGGACTAGTGTAAAGCTCGTCGGTATCGTAGCTGGTAGCTGTGTGATGATCGTCGCCGGTGCTTTCAACGAGTTCAATAACGGTTCCCGAATCGTGTGCGTGATGTTGACAATGCTGATGCCCCGTTTCGATTTGCTCCTCGGTAGGCGTTGTGGTGGAAGGTAACAATGCCAAGTTGTCGCGGGTCAGATCGTGATTGTCAATGCTGGTGATGTCGTCCCCGAACATTCGCTTGTCAGCCGGCCCGAAGAAGTAACCACGTCCGCCGTTGTTGTTGTACCAATTGCCGAGAAGGATCATGTCCGCGAGTGAGACTTGATTTTTCCATGAACCGCTGACATAATCTTGTTGCGCGTCCCCCTCGATCGCGTTGATGTCGTTCTCAACGTGATGGTAATTGATAGGAGGAGTTGTGCGCACGTAATTGTTGTCAGTTTTCGAGGTGAAACCTAGAGGCAAATCAATGGCAACGCTAGCTACGTGTTGGTGTCGTATTCGATAGACGCCGTATTCCGCATACGGGTCGTCCATCTTCCCGTGATTCCAATGTCCGGCCAAGAAATAATCTTTCAGTCGTTCTTGCAGGTCATCATCAAACATGGCTTTCACAGGTCTGGTGTTTGAGAGAGTGACGTTGTCCTTCACATAATTCCAGTAACGGGACAAAAGACCACCATACACTTTTTCGTGCCAGTTCTTGACATAATCGTAACCTTTGACAAAGAATGTGTCGTGTTCCATGCGCATCATTTCGGCCCTGATCAAGGAGTGAGTGACCATACTGTTGAATTGATCGCTGGTGAGTTCCCAGCGAGGGAGTATGACCTTGTCTGCGACTTTTATCTCGCTTTCTTGACCGCGCACTTTGTTACCAACGGTTTCGTAAGCGTTCTTGCTGAGAGCACTCACTGCAGCGAATTTAACAATGTTATCGAACCTAACGGCGGGTACGACGAAATGTCGGTCTTCGTCCGGGGTGAACCTTGCTTTGCTCTTCAGAATGGGTAAAACGTAAAACCGACCCTGCAAAACTTTGAACATAGACCCGTAAGATTCTCTTTTTCCCTTAATGACTTTCAAATGGAAGAGATAGAGAGACCCGATATGTCGAAGTTCTTCGATAACAATGCCCCAACCTGGTACTAGAGGAGTGGGTGAGCACCAACTCATCATTGCGTCTGCGTTGTTTTCGTAACCAGCTGAAGCGGAACTGCGGTGGTACATGGTGATGATGCCTTTGTTCCTCCTGAACACGACATCCAGATCGTCATCTACCCAGTTGTTAATTCGCTTGTCCAAGAAAGGCACTGGTATGTGCGTCAACACGAAGGCTTCAGATTGACCGTTGTTTATCATGGAGGTGACCACGTCTTTCACGCTAAGATCCGGCACGAGTGGGACGATGAGATTGGTACCAGGGAAAGTTTGACCGCAACCTTGCAAAGTAGACTTACAGCTAACCGCGTCAGAGAAACCACGTTGTGCAGAGGTGTATGCGTGTTCGTGTCGATAGATGTCGCGCCCTGACAACCTCGGAGCGTGATTGTGCACGACGTTCGGAAACGAACAAACTTGATAAGGTGACCCAGCTACAATTACATTCGGTTTGCCATTACGTGTAGCTTCATGCGCGAGAATTGACATGGAGACTGCACGAGCTACGTAACACTCTGGATGCGGATGATGAAACGTGAACCTGCGGTAAGCAAATTCAGGACAGAAATTCAGGAGTGCCTTTTCGAAGCCACGGACCGCATTGTTCGGCAGTTGGATATAGTCGCGTTTGCTTAAGTCCAGACTCATCTTTTGAATGGTACCCGCGTACTCATTGTAAAGACCGGGACAGGTTCCTTGCATTGATCCAACGCTGTTCGCCATATTCATCAACTCCTCATGGTGTGCCGGCAAGCCGCAAGCCATCCTACTGGAAAATTGTCGGAAAGGAGACGTGGCTTGGCGCATGACATACGCAGCGGTCATGGTCGTTGGTTCATGGAGATTCGTGCGTACCCACTCGGCTTGATCGTAAATTTTCTTGGCATGCGGTGTTTCGCCGTTGTGAGCGAAGTACCAGTTGATAAATCTACATACCACCAAGATGGAAGTTACGGGCAAATGAAACATCGATAAGTCGTGCGCGATGTGTGCCAGATTGCCGCCGAGTTCCAAGATATGGTTCCATGAATGTAACAACCACTCAGGAGCGTTTGTGGGTAAGCCGAGGGAAACGCCGTCAGAGACTGTTATTGACCCGAGAGAAGAAGGATCCAGTGCAGGCCCGAAGTTAATGGTAGGATCAGGAGTCAAGCCGCCAGGGAGACAACCAGGTAGAGTGAATGGTCCGTTAGGCCCAGACAAATAACCCCAGGTAAATCCATAACCATCAGGACAATTGCCCATACCAGGTGTGCCAACGAGATCACCAGTGGAGAAAGATGGTGAATTGTCGATAACATGTCTGGCATAAGCGCTCAATCCGTTTATAATTACTTCGCCGGTGATTTTTGTGACCAGAACTGGGTCAGCGACAGAGGATACGCAATCGTTGACTGTGGGAGGACCAACGAGGGGAATGTTAGGAAGATTGGTGGTTTGAAAGTTCTTGCATAGTGACCGAATCTTCAGAGCGGTGGAGGAGAGGAGGGTTTTGTTTGGAACGATAGCTTGTTTTCGCGCGTCGTTACCAGCACGCTTGTTGATGTTGCTAGGTGTGAATTCTGACATAAGATAACCGCGGGTGCGGTAGAGGTTACAAGTGATGACACTCTTGTAGGTGTGTATATAATATATATCCGTGAGAGGAGTTTGGTTGAGTGTCCAAGGCCGAACCGGGGACTCAATCAAATTTC